GCTGGCGTTAATACAGATCAGGATCGTTGGACAGGTCGTTGGTCTCAGGAAAGATTCTCTGGAATCGTAACTCAGATCATGCGTTATGCTAACCAGATCCGTACTGCTACACGTCGTTCTGCTGCTAACATTGCAGTTGTTAGCCCAGATATGGCAACAGTTCTTCAGAGCGCAGCTCCATTCTTTAACAAGATCGTTACAAACGTTAATGGTTCCGCAGCAACTCCAGAAGTTGGTACTTTGAACAGCTCTATCAAGGTATATTGCGACCAGTACGCAACAGACGAACATTTGAATCTTGATAATGGTCAAGTTCTCTTGGCATTCAAGGGATCTGAAAACAACGATGCAGGTGTTATCTTCTGTCCTTACATCACAGGTCTTGTCAACCAGGCAATCGATCCTAACGATTTCAGCCCTCGTATTGGTGTTATGAGCCGTTACGCATTCGCTGACAATATGTTAGGTGCAGAAAACTATTACCGCTTGTTGGAATTCAAGGACTTGTTCCAGAATACAACAGAATCTAAAGTTTGGTAATTTAGTTTACTAGCTTAATTTTAAAACCGAAGTTGCAAAACTTCGGTTTTTTATTATAAATATATTTGTAACTAATATATTAGGTGAACTGAATGGATATTAAACTTAAATGCAAAATTTGTGGTCAAGAATTCACTAACTATTGTAGTGTAACTACACACACAAAGCGTAAACACAATATTGATTCAAAAACGTATTATGTTACGTATTTTAAGACAAACAACGAAGGTTTTTGTAAAAATTGTGGAAAACCAGTTGAATATCGCGATTTACAACACGGCTATAGAGAATTTTGTTCAAGAAAGTGTTTTTGGCAATATACTACAAAATTGCAATCTACGAAAGATAAACGTAAAGCAACGTGTTTGGATAAATTTGGTACAGAATCTTACATGGCTAGTGCTGATTTTAAACAAAAAGCTGAACAAACTAACTTATCTACATGTGGTTGTAAGAATGCAGGTGGTTCAGCAGAATCAGTTGCTAAAATTAAAGCTACAAAATTAGCAAATCATGGTTCTGAAAATTACAATAACATCAAACAAATGAGAGCTACTAAACTCGTAAAATACGATAATGAATGGTATTCAAATAGAAAACAAGCTTTACAGACTTTAGCAGCAAAATATAATGTTAATGAAATTACAACACCGTTTTGCATACCAGAAATTAGTAAGAAAGCGTTAGGTCATACCAGTAATATGACAAAACCAGAAAAGAAATTAAACGAATTTTTAACAAATCGTAAATTTAATTTTCAATATGGTTACGTGTGTAATGGTAAAAACTTCGATTTTGCAATATTTAATAACAAAAATAAGTTACAAATTTTAATTGAAATTGACGGATTGTATTATCACGGTCTCACAGAAGATAGTAATGGTAAACACGTAAGAGGCGATACAGATCATGAACGTTTTAGCAAAGTACCAGAAGGTGTAAAATTCATAGTTTGTGATGAGAATAAATTAGAAAAATGCTTTACAGAAATATTGAAAGTGTACGATGTAGATTATAGCGAATGGTTAAATACAATTTTACAAAATATGCCTACCGAATTTCCATATCCTGAGTATGACGATAAGCGTCTAATGACAGATTGGAATCATTTACAACACTGGGACTGGAATCCACATTCAAGAGTTGGCATAAGTATTGTAAATAATTATCACAAACACATCTGGCAATCTAGAGTTGGTAGCAATTTAAGTCCAGTCGAATGCTGGCAAAATAAAGAATTACTTATGCAAGCAATAAAGAATCGTGTAATTTACAGCTCAACACTAAGTTCACAAGCAATCGCAGCAGGTTTTAACATTTGTAAAATTGCGCCTAAAGTTTCTGTATTCAATCCAATGCTTGCAAAACACATTGTTAAGTCATATTTGTCAGATTACGAAACAGTATTTGACCCTTTTAGTGGTTTTAGTGGCAGAATGTTAGGTACTTGTGCGTGTGATAAAAAATATATTGGGCAGGATATCAACGAAATACATGTAAAAGAAAGTAATGAAATCATAGATAAATTAAAGCTAAACGCTGTGATTTTGCAAAAAGATATTTTTGAAAGTACTGGAGAATATGATTGTTTGTTTACGTGCAGTCCATACTGTTTAAAAGAAATATGGAATGAACACGAAACAAATAAATCTTGCGATGAATGGATAGACGAATGCTTAAAGCGTTTTAAATGCAAGCGTTATGTGTTTGTTGTTGATAAAACTGAAAAATATAAAGACAAAATTGTAGAAGAAATTAGTAATAAATCGCATTTTAGTAATGCAAAAGAATATATTATTGTAATTTAGTTTACTGAAACTTGTTAAATTTAAAACCCGAAGATTTACTCTTCGGGTTTTTTCTTTTGCATAAATACTATATGTTACAAAGTGAATTAAATGAAAGTAAATTGTCTAATGCGTTGGCTGCTGCTGGATTAGCAGCTGGTCTTGCTCATGGTAATGTTGACATGAAACCTGTTCAAGGTTACGATACAAAATATAATAGTAAAACACCAACACTATTCCAAGTAAGACATAATCACGATTTTGACGCTGATCAGTTCAGTTACAAGTTCGATCAATTACCTAACAAGATTGAAAAAACTCCATATGACTCGCTTGATATACAAGCTACCATTGAAAAAATTTTTGCCACTCCCGACTCAATTTTGACCAAATATGGGCGAAAAAATGCTGCAAAAATAGCAGAATTTGTCGTAAAAGCAGCTGATAAATACGATATTGACGAAAATATACTTTTGGCAATTTTATCAACTGAAACTGGATTTAACCAAGAAGCAGTGTCTCATACAGGTGTTAAAAGTATTGCGCAAATAACTTTGACAACATTTAATAGTCTTCAACAACGTACGAAGATTGATAAGTCGCATTCAATGGATAAAATCATAAGCAATGTTGAAGATGCAATCTATGCTGCAGCAGACATTATTAACTACTTTTCGAAGCACATGCACAATAATATTGAAATGATATTCGCTGAATATAATGGTGGAGCTAACGGTGGTGCTTCTCCATACAGAATGTTTCGTCAAGGTATGAGTAAAAAGACGATTATCGAATGGATGAAAAGGAATAATTGTTCTGAAAAAACTATTAATCACTTCTTTACTGAAACTATTCCGTATGTTGAAAAATGTATGAAAGCTTACAAATACTATCTAGCATTAGATGACAACATGTAAAGTATAAATATAAAATTGGAGATTACTAATGTCCGAACCTTTAAAACTTTTAAATGAAGATTGTATTGCTGAGCAAAAAACAATCACTGAAAATGTAGGTAATAAACAGCACATGTATATTACTGGTCCATTCTTGCAAGCAGTAACGCGTAACAGAAACGGACGTGTTTATCCACAACATATTATTGAACGTGAAGTTGGAAAATTCCAAAGTTTAATTGAATCACATGAAGCTGTTGGTGAACTTTCTCACCCAGATTCTGGTGAAATTAACCCAGATAGAGCAGCAATTCTTATTACTGACTTGCGCATGGATGGCAATCTTGGTATGGGAAAAGCTAAAGTTCTTTCTACACCTTGTGGTGCAATCCTCGAATCACTATTAAATGATGGTGTTCGTATGGGTGTATCTTCTCGCGGAACTGGTAACCTTGGTAAAGACAACGTTGTTTGCGAAGACTTTAATCTTTTAACGATTGATGCAGTTTATATGCCATCTGCTCAAGTTGCATATTCTGATGCGATTTATGAATCTGTAAATTACGTTTCGAATTGGGTTCTTAATGAAGCAACTGGCTTGTACATAGAAAAGAAAGAAAAGATTAGTAACGCAGTAAAAGACTTTAAGAAGAAAGTTGATAATAAAGGCTGTGATAAATCTTGTTCAGAAGCAGTTATTGAAGCATTTAAAGATTTCTTCAAGACACTATAAGGATAAAATATGCTATTAAGTGAACAAATTTATTCGACGCTAAAAGCATATCCATATTCGAACAAGAAAATGATGGTACATTAACTGACAAATTTGGTTTTCAAATTTAGCTAAAACAAATAATAGGAGCGTTATATGTATTTACCAATTCTAGAAGAATATATTAATGAAGGTTATACTTTGGAAGTCGTTGATGAAAAAGACGACATTGGCGAACACTTCAAAAAGTATATGAAGAAAAAGAAAGCAGAAGAACCAAAGACAAAGAAAAAGAAAACTTACAGCGGTTGCTAATTTTTCCAAATAGTAAATACAAAGACTGAGCTTTTGCTCAGTCTTTTGCTATAAATATACAAAGAGGTTTATATGTTACTATCAGAATCTATTGAAGACGGCACAGCAAAAAATTTAGCTGAAATTGTCAATCACATGCGTTTAGTGTTGATGACCAATAACGATTATCTTGAAAAAGCAATTTTAAAGCTTTATAAGTATCAAACTGAACACGAACAACAGCTGCAAGATACTGCTGTGCGTAATGGCGTAGGCTTTAATACTATCGATGCTAACTTCTTAAGTTCACTTGCTGAATGGATTCTCGATAGAAAACACGCACCTGCTGCTAAAAAAGATAAGTATGTTGTTAGAAGACATTTGACAAATAGACAACTTCTATTTGCTAGAAAGAAAGTAACTAAATACGCTAGTCAGTTAGTAAACATGTACATTGATGCTGGTGTAATTAAACACATTGGAAAAGGACAATGGACATGGGTTCCTAAAGCAGAACGTGATAGAATTAAAAGAGCTGCACAACAGATACGTGACGCAGAAACAGCTACATTTAAACCTATTAAATTTGAAAGACCTAGCGGACAATTAGACTTGTTTCACCAGTCTACAAATGATGAAAAGAAGAACTAATGCATACATTTAAGAGTTATATACAATTATTGCGTGAAGCATCAGAAGGTGATGCTTACAAGTATATGAAGAAAGTATTGTTGTCTTTATCGAATGCTGATGAATTAGCAGCAGATTACGGTGAAAACTGGACAAGAGAAATTTTTAATAAGCTTCGTGCTGATTTTGTTCATTCAGGCTGTGATGTATATTTCGTCCCAGGTATTGCAAGAATCTTATACGGAGAACTTGGTTATGATTCTGAAGATGAAGATTCATCAAAAGTTCGTCAATTACGTTCTATAGTAAAATTTATCACTATGGCGCATAAAGGTCAATTTACTAAACATCTTGCTCATATTGGTGCAGATAGAACAGTAAGTGCACCGTTTACTTATGAACAATTACACAGTATGTTTGATAAATCTATTAAACAAGCTACTGATGTAGAACGTAATAATTTTAAAAGCGAAGGTAAAACTAACTATACAGTTATTTGGTTAAAAGATTTTGAAACAGCAAATCAGTATTTAAAGTACTGTACTGCAGATCCATGGTGCTATTTTGAAGATGAAGAAACATTTGCCAATTATGCAAATAATGGTAATAAACTTTATCTTGCGCTTGCACCTGGTTTTGAAGACTTAAAACCAGGCGATCCAGGTTATGGTCGTTCGATGATTGGTTTCGATATGGAGCCACAAGATGAAAACGGTGTATCACGTCTTGGTGTTTGCAATAATCGCTATAATCATAGTCCAGATCTTGAAAACGAAAATAATAAGAGCGGTGATAATAAGTATAACGAAATAGAACTATCTAAGATTTTGGGCGTACCAATTTGGAAAGCATATCCTGGTTATACAACGCAAGAATTAGAAGAGAATGGCATAATTAGTTTACCACTCGTAAAAGCTAAAATCAAAAATATATTTAACAATTTTGTATCTAATGAACAAGTTTATAATGATATAACAGAATTGGCAGCAAAGATTAAAAAGATTGAAAAAGACTCTGCAAATCGTGGCATATATGAAGAATTGCCAACTATTATCATTAATGGTGTCATTTTTAAAAATTATAATACTTCTAAAAAAATACAAGACATTAACGGCTTTTACAAAATCACGTTAACTCAATATGATACTGCACTATTTGCATGTTATGATAGTAATAGAAAAAAATTCATTTTAGATTTTCTCGAATATCGTGAAGGAGCAGAAGACGATTACGTAGATGGTAATTCACCATATTATTTGAAATTTTTAGAGAAGTTAGAATACAATTATAGAACTTTTAGCAAAAACATAATACCAATATTTACTGACGAGAAAAAACTATATGGCATTTTCGATATATCGAAAAATGAGTACATATACTCGATATCCGATAATGAAGAAATAGATGATGCTGTTATTAATGATTCAAGAACTCGTCAGTTTGATTACTATAGTAATGATTTTGGAGTTGTGATAACGTTGACAGGTATATACAAGAGTACGAACGAACGTTTTACAGTGCTTGTATCTAACAATAGATTCATTAAGATTGATAATACTAAACAACCTGAATCTGTGCATTATGAGTTTGATGATAATTGTATGCGTCTTGACAATAGATTATTAGTTAAGGTTAAACGATTTGCGCAAGATAATGCTGAATATGTAGATTATTATTGTATAGATCGAAATGGTTTTACTACCGAAAAACCATTATTTTCGCTAAAAGCTTCAGATAATGCTAGCATTTATAAACTTGAAGATAATTTTACAAATGTTGATGCACGTGAGTATATACGTGTAACTGAAAGTAGTGGAACAACTCAAAAACTGTATTGTATTGATTTAGTAAATAACGTAAAATTACCTAAAAACGATATAATCATAGATAACGGCAGTTACGGATTAAGTGTAGTTAAAGCTAATGATACACGTTATGTAATTGTTCATAGCTATTATCAAAAAGAATATTACGTCTATGATATAGAAGGTAACAACGTATATAATACTGGCAAAAATAGTAAAATACATTTTGAATGTGAGTCAGATAAAACGACGTATGGGCAAGATGGAATGAAGTATTTTGCTTTTATATCTGATACTAATATTCCAAAATCTGAAGTAAGTCCATTTAACAAATACATGTTACGAGATATTGACGGAACATTACTTTTTGATAAGCCAATATATGACTTAGGCTTGTGTTATGGTTTTATGAATGACAGAAACAATCTAATAACACAACCGAATTTACTATATTTTAGAGTAGCATTCGCAGATGAAAATGATAATAAAAAGTATATTCAATATACGATACTAGCTGATAAATCCGTTGTAAAACGCGGAACGTACGATAACTAATATAAATACTAATATGGTAGATGAAAATACACAAGCAGTACAAGATCGCTTTGGTGAATTGAGTGACTATGTAAATAATGTATGTGATGCATTTGCACCACATCCTAAGCCAGCACCTGGTGACATTCCATTTCCAAATGGACGTCCACCGTTTGTTCCTCCAGTGCCAAATCCTCCGGTACATACTGTGGCTATGCAACATCATCCAGGTCCAAAGCCACCTCCTTTGCCATATAAGAATCCAAAAGATCCATACGCACACATGGGCGATATTGACAATATTGCACAAATGCGTACATATATTCTTCAACAGTTAGGTTCGCCAGTAATTTGCGTAGAACTTTCTGAAGAACAATTGAATAACGTAATTCTTGATACAGTACGTTATGTTCAACGTTATTACATGGACGTTGGTTCTTATAAAGACTACTTAATGATGGAATTAAAGAAAGGCATTACTCACTACAAGATTTGTCAAGAACTTGAACAAGTAGTAACTTTCGAATTAACATCTTGGCTTGCTTCTGGTATTAACGATTTGTTCACTGTATCGCATAACTTGCTTTACAATGAAATGAACAGCTTAAACGGTTGGCAATTTGCTGGTTCATGTTGGGGTAATAACAGCTCTTATGGTGACATTCTAGGTTCTTGGAATGCTACACTTTGTTGGTTAAAAGAATTGAAAAATGACTTTGGTCCTGCTTTCCAAGTTCGTTATAATAATCTTGACCATGAACTTTCTGTATGGCCTACACCAAAACATGACGTTATTGGCTTAATGTGGGTATATAGACGTCAGAACGCTGCAAAGATCTTCAACAATCCAATTTATAGACGAATGGCTGTTGCTGCAGCTGGTAAAATTTGGGCAAATGCATTGAGTAAATATAATTTGACATTAGCAGGTGGTGGTACTTTGAATGCTACTCAAATGTATTCTAACTTTGTAACCGAATATGACTGGTGTATTGAAAGAATCGATAAAGAATCGCCAAATGGCTACTTTTTTGTAGGCTAAATTTTATTATATTTTTATAAAAAAGGACAGATAGTTTATACCGCTATTTGGCAAGTTTTTACCGAAACTTGCCTAACTTTTTATAAATAGCTTGACGAACGGTAATTCGTCGTTAAATAAATGAGGTATATATGTCAACAGTTGGCAGAAAAGTTACCATTACTTATTGTGAAATTTGTAAAAAAGAAGTAAAATATTTTAATAAACATCTCGTAAAACATCATCCCGAAATTTCACAATTAGATTATTTTAATACTTATGTAAGAACATCAGAATCACAAGGTTTTTGTAAAACTTGTGGTAAACCAACGACGTTTTTTGGACCAATTGCTGGCTTTGCAACATATTGTGACGCAAAATGTCAAATGTCTGATCCAGACATGCAACAAACATATCGTGAACATTACAAAGCAAAAACTGGATATAATCATGTATTTAAAAATCCAGAAATTATTGAACAAATTAGACAAACACAAATAGAAAAATATGGTGGAATTGGCTTTGCTAGTAAAGAAATACGAGAAAAAGCTCTGCATAACGATAATTGCATGCATAATCCAGCTGTTGTAGAAAAAGTAAAATCTACAAGATTAGCAAATAATAATGGTGCATGGTGTTCAGATAAACAATTAAAAGCTATACATGAAGCAAACAAAAATCCAGAAAAATACATTAAAGCTGTACAAACAAAATATGAACGAAATAACGGCAATTATGAATCACCAGAAACGCGAATAAAACGTGAAAATACTACATTAACGCGATTTGGTGTAAAAAATATATTACAATTACCAAGTACACACGCTAGTAATGTTATGCCAAAGACTGAAAAGAAATTATTAGAATTTCTAACAAACAGAAAATTAGAATTTCAGCATAATTATGTTGTGAATAGAAAACGTTTTGATTTTGCTATATTTAAAAATGAACAATTAAATATGTTAATCGAAATAGATGGAATATATTTTCATGGACTATTAGAAGACTGTAATGGCAAAAAATCAAGAGGCGATAAAGATCACGAAAGATTTAGTAAAGTACCAGAAGGTGTTAAATTCATAGTCTGCGACGAAACTAAACTAGAAGAGTGTTTTAAAGAAATTTTAAAAATATACGACGTTGATTATGAACAATGGGTGAAATCAATAATAGATAGTATGCCAACAGAATTTCCATATCCTAAGTATTCAGACAAGCGTTTACTAAAAGATTTTGAGCATTTACAGACGTTTACATATAATAAAAATTCTTTTGTTGGTATGAGTATTATACATGAATATCACAAATCAATTTGGCATGCGCATAAAGCTAATATGTTATCTCCAGTCGAATGCTGGAAAAATCGTGATTTAATTGAAAAATCTGTACGTAATAGAATTATCTACAAAAGTAATCTATCTAGTCAACAAATAGCGCGAGGATTTAACATATCAAATATAGCAAAAACTGTATCTGTGTTTAATCCAATTTTTGCAAAACACATATTACAAAAATATGCAGCAGAATATGCTGAAATTTTTGATCCATTTAGCGGATTTAGCGGTCGAATGTTAGGTGCTTGCGCATGTGGAAAACGATATGTAGGTCAAGATATTAATGAAACACACGTTAAAGAAAGTAATGAAATCATTAAGAAATTTGATTTAAATGCTACTGTTATACAAAATGACATATTTAAAAGCATTGGTACGTACGATTGTTTATTCACGTGCAGCCCATATAATTTAAAAGAAATATGGAATGATACTGAAACTAATTTAAGCTGTGATGAATGGATTGACGAATGCTTAAAACGTTTTAAATGTAAACGCTATATATTCGTAGTCGACAAAACTGAAAAGTACAAAGACAAAATTGTAGAAGAAATTAGCAATAGATCACATTTTGGAAATAATGCCGAATATGTCGTAATTTTGTGAACTAACTCCACTCTAAAGTGTGGAATCTTTATGCTCAAGAGAACCAATGTTCTCAGCTATATTCTAATTATGCAACAGAGTACGATTGGTGTATTGAAAGAATTGATAAAGAATCGCCAAATGGTTATTTCTTTGTAGGCTAAATTTTATTATATTTTTATAAAAAAGGACAGATTTGTTATAATAAAATTTGCGTTGTTTACTACGTTGTATTGATTCGATTTTACTGGGATTCGTTTCACCATATTTATTTAACATAGCACGTTTAAAGTTTTCTGAACCGAGTTTGTTCGGTGATATTAACATGCGAGCACGAGCGAGTTGTTTACCTTCTTGTGATGCACTATATACATTCGCGCCATAGCGCGTTTCACACGTAGATTGTGCTTGTTTTCTGTTGTTATAATGCACATCATTATATTTTTTAAGTTTGGTATTTGCCGACTCATGCTTAAAATATTCTGTTTCGAATACACTCGATTTACCGTATTTTTGTAAACATGTGTTTTTATAGTTTTGTGCAGCAATTTTACAAGTACGTTTTCTCATATTTGATATTTTTTGTTTATAATCATCTGTCGATTTTGAGCATTTTTCACAACAACAAGGAAAATAGCCAAACGTTATACTTTTAAATTTTCTAGGTTTAGCATTGCACACAGGACACATTGGTGTAGTACTATTCAATACGTGTGTATCATAATATTCTTGTGATGTTAACTTATGTGATGAATGCACATGTTTTGCAAATTGTACAGAATTATTATGTTCAAAACCACAAATAGCGCATAGCATAGATGCCTCATAAATATATTTGTTAAGGTATTTATATGAATTTAGATTATACAAAAGTTACACATGAACAATTGCTAGATCAGTTTAGAAATAGATTGCTATCTGATCCACGTTTTAAAAACTTAAGTGCAGCTGCAATCTATCAGATTTACATGGAAATGATGTCTGGTACGTTCGATATGCTTCATTTCTATCTTGGTAGAACTGCAGAAGAAATGTTCTTCGACTCAGCTAAACTTGATTCAAGTGGTATCAAGCTTTCAAAGAATTTGGGATATAATCCAAGACGTGCAATTCCTGCTACAGCTGAAATTGCAGTTAAATTGACTGGACCACTTCCAAAAACTGCAGCAATTGGTGATACTATTTGGTTCAACAACGAATCGTTGAAACTATCATTTAACAACAAACAATATCGCTTAGACCATTGTTATTCTTATACGTTAGATGCTAACGATATTGCTACTGGTGTGGATAACCCTAACTGGCAAAAAACAATTTCATATTCTATTCCACACGATGCAGTAGATGGTTTCATTCCATTGACGCAACACGCTAACGCATTAGACAGAATCAGAATTGTTCAATGCTCTATTGTAACTGAAGAAATTTATGCAGTTGCTAATGCAGAATGTATCGGTAACTCTTATCAGTGTTATGATATTAATAACATTAAGTTCTCAAACTGGTATGGTAAGCGTGACCCATTCGCGTATAGTGAAAACAAGTATGTACCTGCTGATGGTTGGTGTAAGATTGGTATCGGTTTGAATAAGACTGACGCTTTCAGTCCTGAAAAGCTGTGTGATATCGAAATTGAAAACGTTTATTGCAATTCAAAAGTTAAAGCAGCAAATGCTGTTGTTGGTAACACAAAGAAATTGAATGTATGTAGAATAGAAACTAACCAAGATAAGACCGTTAGAATCACATTTGGTGATGGTTCAATCGTAAACAATGGTTTCAACAATGGTGATGAAATTCTTTATGTTCAGTATGTAGAAACTGATGGTTATGCTGCAAATACACCAGATGTAGTTGGAAGTGTGCTTGATAACTCAAGCAAGATTATGGCACATGCGCCTGGTAAGCTATATGATTTGACTAAGAATGTCTCATTCGTATTAACAACTAACATCTCAAATGGCGATGATTTTGAATCATTAGCAAGAATGAAAATCAATGCAGCAGTTTGGTTTGCGTCAAGAGGTCAATTGGTAAACGAAAAAGATTTCAATGCTTACTTTGCATCTATGTCAAAACCAATTGCTGCTAAGAATGCTATAGCTTGGACAACTACTAAGCTTAAGAATAGAACTAACTATTCTTCAAATTATAGTGGTCAATTCACAACAGAATGTAATAATGCAAAAGATGCAATTTTTTACACTGTAATCGGTGATTTGTATGAAAGTTTAGGAAATGACAGATACAAAGTTAAAGAATTGTATACTGCTACTGATGAAGATTATGTCGTTGGTGGTACAACTTTGTACAATAACACAGAAGACTATTTGGCTCATATTAGCGATTTATCTGAATGTGTTAGAAGTACTAATAACCGTTTGCAAACTATTGCGTATGAACAAGCAAATGACAAGAACGATCCGTTCCATTTGAATACAGTAAGTATTTACAACGATATTGAAGAAAAATTGCCATTTGGTGTAATGCCAATTAGTATTCCACCTATCGTTCAATACTTCGATTTAGTTGGTACTGTCGAAATTGATAGAACTACTAACGTAGCAGATTATCAAAGCGAAATTGAAAGTAAGATTTACAAATGGTTAGTTGATAGACAAAGCTTTAACAACAAGATTTACAAGAGTGACTTGATTAAGTTGATTTATGATAACAAATCAACTCGAAATGTTAGCGTAGATTTGACACCTTCGACTATTACTAAAGACACTGCAAACTATTTCTTCTTTGGTGATGTTAAAGAAGGCGCAACTAACGAAGGAACTTACATTACTAGCATCAATGGTTACACTGATAATGTAATCGTCATTAAGCGCACTAGTGACAATACTAAAGTAGCAAACGGTGTTCGTCCAGATATTCTAATGAGCGAAGCATACATTCGTTCTGCCTTGACTGTTAGTATGTGTGTTGAAGATGAAGTCGCTACAGACTCAGCTTTGAAAAATTCTAGCAAAGTTACAATAAAAGAAGTTACAGAATTATCAGATGGACGTATTCAAATTATTTTGAATGATGGTGATTATTCTGACTTATTTGCAAATGTAACTACACAGAATAAAGGTATTTGGATTGGAATTAACAACGTAGTAAATCAATTCTGGAAAGGTACTCCTAGCGCAGGTGCAGGTAAGACTGCTTTAGATAGTTATATAGCAGCAAACTATCAAGCAGAATATACTAGCGGTACTACTCAAACTCCAGTTGTCAGACCTTACACTGCTGAAACTTATGCAGTTAGTGGTAATAAAATTAGTGAAAGAATTGTAACGCAAACAAGACAAACGAACAAATATTCA